AACATGCACTTTGGAAAACCAAAATTCCTGTCCTCCATCGCAAAAAATAAAGCTTGCATTTTCCAGCACACTATGCTATAATGATTATAGAAACAAGTTATAGGGATTCAGAAAGAGAGGTAAATATTAATGAATAAAGAATACACAATATTCGAAGCACTTTTAATCGAGGCAGAATATGCACAGAATATGAAAGCACAAACATTATTACATCAAGTGTTTGGAAAAGCTGAAATGGCTTTTAAGTTAGGAGCGATAACTTCTTCACAGTTTTTAAAGCTTAATACAGAGACTCTTGATTTTCTTTATTCTAATTGTCAATAATTTAATTCCTTGTAGGTGGGATGGCTAAACCTTCAATCCAGCACAAAGGAGGTGAGCACACATGATAGTACTTAACTATGTTCTAATAGTACTCTCCCTAGCACTCTTCATTTACTCCGGAGATACGAACATACTAATCGCAGTAGGTCTGTTCTCAATCGCGCAATCGATAACAAACCTCAAAGTTAACATCCACAAGAAATCACGCTATTAGCAACAAGGCGGCGGAGTCAAAACGGCTCCGCCGTTCTTTATTAAGGTTTAATCAAAATTCCAGCTTTAAGTAAGTCCAACATAAGTACATTCTGTTCAGCCGTCCCCTTGTAATCAATAATTCCATTCACAGCCGCAATCTTTTTCCTGTACTCATAACTTCCATCAAACCCTATACTTTCTAAAGCCCTACTGATACTCTCTCCATTAAACACATCATTCAGAAACAGTTCGTTCAATTCTTTTGTATGCAGACTTAAAATGCTATCATCGAACACGTTAAGGTCAACTCTCTGTTTGATTCCGTCCACGAATCCCTTGCTAGTATATTGCCAACCTATTTGATTAGGCAAATTTGGGTTCAAACTTCCAACAGGAATATCTTCTTCAATAGGGTAAGAATTTATTTTATTATCGTGTGGGTATCTAGCCGCCCACACAATAGGCTGTAATTTTAGCACTTCATCATGGTTGAAATTATGTTCATTCCAAAATGATAATCCTGTGTACAGGCCAAATTTAAAACCGGCTTCTTTAATCATATTTGCTGCATAACAAATAAGATTAGTAAGTTTTTCTGAACCTAATTTGCGCAAACTGTCATCCTCTACATCCAGATAGATAACAGAAACATTGTCTTTGAAAACGTCCAACAAAAGATTCAGCACGCCCTTTATTTCCTCATACGCATCTGCCTGATTGGTGGCATACATATATTTGTAAACATCATATGGAATACCATACAATTTGCATGAATCCGCATGTGCGTAAAATTGCTTATCCGGTTTGTTATTTTTTGTAGTACTTCTTAGAATCGTATACTCAATACTCTTATGCGCCTTGCCCCAGTCAATATCCGTCTGATTAGCACTTAAATCCACACCTTTAATCATGTAAGTTTTCCTCCCCTTTTTTATTAATCTTTCCTCTTACGTCCTTAACATAACGTGTTAAAAAGTCAGGAATTGGCACACCCAAACCAGCAACGTTTTCCAGAATACTGAGTAACTCATTTAAGATAAACCATACAGTCACCAGTAATCCAAAGAACATTGTTATCTCATATTTCAGCCCCATTATTGATAACGCATACATGATAATGTAATCAAAAAACATAGCTACAATTATCACGCACAAATAACCAACCTTTTTAACAATTCCCTTAACACCCTCTTTAGAGCTTAACCCTTCTTTTTCCGCGTTGTTCGCACAGCCACTGATAAAATCCACAACCATGCAACACAGAAGTATAACCATGACTGGAAACATAGCTTGCGTTTCTGCTGTTATCCATGTGAGTAAAAGTGTAAGTCCGCTGTGTATTGCTATTTCCATATTTTTCATGATTTCTATCCTTTCGGTTTGTAGTACCCGTTTCCAATAAAATAAAACAAGGCATCTCTATATTTTACAATATCTGTACTAATACGTCTAACTTGCCACGGTAAAAAATACAATGGATTCTGTGTCATTTTAAGATAAAAATTTCCGTTCCATTCCCATAAGTATAAATATTCATTTTCTGGTTCAGGCTCAGGAGGTGGATCAGGTGGAGGAGTAGGGGGTTCAGGAGGGGGTTCAGGTTCTCCTTGAGCAAGAACTTGATACCAATACCACGCTTGACTTCCACGCTTCGGCTGATTCTGGTTGCTAGGACGTTCATAATTTTTCAACCATGCGTCGGCAAGATATTTCACACATTGTTCGTCTGTCATTCCTATGCTTGTATCTGGCGTATATTTTATGAACTCAGCAAATGATAATGGATATTTACTTGTAGGGTAATACTGTTCATGGTTTTCCAGTTCCCATTGTATACGCGCAAGTTGGTGCTCATAATTGCTATAGTCTGTCCAGCCATTGTCTCTACACCAATTAAAGTACTTTGTTGCTGGTGTCCACTGAACCAGACCATAACCTCCACTGGTGTTTCCCGCATTTAATCCTTCCCAGATGCCCGGATTAAAAGTACTTTCTGTCTGCAAGTTACCGAACATTCCAGCAATCGCATATTCTGACCATCCCATAGCCTTAAATAAAGGCCATAGTTCTGTAGCGTTTTCTGTCATGTCCGGTAACTGTAAGTATGCGTTACTAGTTATCATTTACCATAAACTAGCTGTGCATTGCTAAAACTTCCAGTAATATTATATAACCCAGTATTTCCAGAAATAAATTTTGAGCCATTTCCAGAAACACTTCCGGTACCTGCAAAAAATAATAATTTATATCCATCTTTTTTTGGAATAGTCGTTGTAGTAGTAGAAATTGTCATAGAATCTACAACATAATTACTTTTTTTGGAAGTTTTTGCATAAAACCCGACTACACTTGCAAGCATAAATGTAGCGTTATTTGCCGTAGATGTGAAACCTTTATCTGTAATATTTACAATACAGTTTGCATTTCCAAAAGCGGCAGAAGAATATCCTCCAGAAGTAAGAAAAGTATATTCTTCATTGCCTACTGTTATTGTTTCGGGAAAAGCATAATTTCCAATTGCAGCACCGGGATTTCCAGTCCCATTGGAAGATGTTGATACTGCTAATAAATAATCTCCCGCTTTTGCAATACTTGATTCGAGCGCTGAGACTCTAGCGTCCAGCCCATTAATCTGACTCACATTCCCCTGAGCCTGCTGTAACGCCGCATTTGCATCTGTGCTAGCCTGATTCGCCGCATTTACAGCCGCTGTAGAATTGGTATTAGCCTGTCCCGATTTTGTAGCCGCATCATTTGCCTGAGTCAACGCAGTCTGAACTTTAGTTTCGATGGTATCCGCAAGTCCACTAATACTGTCCACCTGATTCTGAGTTTCAGTTAACGTTTCCTCAGCATCCCCAATTCTCGCGTTGGCTTCATCCATTTTGTTGGAACCTTCGCCGGCAGAATTTTTGTTGTCGTTCATTCCCTTGTCGATAATACCCATTGCATCGTTAAAGTCTCCAAGGAATGTAGGTTTATCGGTATCGATGTACTGTGGCAGACCATAGTTAGGTGTTTTGTTTGTACTGCTCATTTTGAATTCCTCCTTATAGATGTTTCACGTGAAATATTATTAACCATTTTCCAGAGCGGCTATTCTCTGGTCTAAACCAGAAATGGAAATAGCAACGTTATTGTTTGCTTGCTGTGCTTGTGTAACCAGTGCAACCGATTTACTCACGCTGTCTGTCGCGTTGTTTGCATTTGTCAAAGCGGTATTAGCAAGTGTAGCGGCATTTGTAGCAACCGTAACAGCAGTTGTGGCGTTTCCGTCCTGTTCATGAAATTTTGCTTCTGCCAATGTTAACTGTTCCCGCATGTTAACATTTATGGAAACTATCTGCGCAACTCTGGCAATAATTTCATTCGCCCTCTGCAAAATTCGATTAGCAACTGTTCCATTGCTGTTCATATCTGTATCGATTTCTAAAAAATTTGCAGTCCAATCTTCATTGGGATATGGCGCATCCATCTTGTTATAAATTCCGAGCTTGTAGTACGGAGTTTGTCTTGTAAACATTAACTTATTCCTCCTTTAAGAGCAACATTTTCGATGTACATAATTACAGGAGCGTCGATGATATGTAAATCGTTTTCCGCTGTAACGTTTAACACATTTACGTTAAAGTCAACTTCCAATAAATTGTGTTCTACACTTTCCACAAAGTTTCTGGATTCTGTCTGATACGTTCCGCTGTTGCTTAAATTTGGGGCAACAAACGTATTTATTAAATTTTCTCGTTTTGCTGTAACAGGAAGGATAGCCTTGATGGCATATGGAACAGTTCCTTCTGTTATTTCAGGCGTGTCATAATTTCCAGCAATTTTTAACTTACGTTTGAACCCATTTTCAGAACGGCTTATTGTTTGAATGTTATTTGTATCAAAAATCTGAATAGAACTCCTGTCCCAAAAATACGCAGTCACGTTGTATTTTTTGTAATCAGCGTCATTAAATTGTAAAATGTTATCCCGTTCCCCAGCAGTAAGACACATCTGGTTATTCATACTTGCAACATCTTCTACAGCCGTTTGTATTCTTCCCCATACACCTGTCATGGGATTGTAAATCCGATGCTTATATTTTTTGTACATGATACGGTACGCCTGTACATCAAAGTTGATTGCTGTCATGTACAATTTCTGGAAGTCAGTTCCAACATTTCCAAACGCTTCAAACCATTCGTCAAATTGTGCCGCTGTAATAGCGTGAACTCTTAAAGCGTTCCATACATCTGTAACTGTGTTTCCTACGTGGTCACGTAAACCTGTTGTCGGATTATCAATTCTGAAACCGTCCTCATTAATCTCGTCAACTTCCAGACGCAGTTTGTCTAACTCTTCCTGAACCCAAGTTCTTGTACGTTCTATGCTGGAATCTACATAAGCAGTTAAGTTCTGTTTCATAATGCCAATATCCGCATAGATTTTTACAACATCGCTTGCGTGTTTATCACGAATATCTTTAAAGTTAGCATCAACGTACTTACGTAAATCAGTTATCATTCCCTCGATTCGCGTAACGTCTTTTAGATGCTCATTCCAGTAAAACGTGTCTTGCTGGTCTACATATGTACGTAATTCTGCAAGCGTTCTATCGTGATAATCTCGTAACTGGTCAATCACAGCCGTGAGTTCTATACGCAAAGCATCAATTGCCTTGTCTGTGTATTCCTCATAATTCGTTTGTAAATCTTCCAGATATTGTACAATCACGTTTACGTTGTACAGTATTTTACCGAGATTTTCTTCAAACGAAATTGACCAATCCCACGCAGACGGTAATGAAAGCCACGATGGAGGATTGCACACTTTTTTAGGTTTTTCTTTGTCCATATTTATACCTCCCTTCTAAAATGTAAAAATTTTGAGAAACAGTCCACGGCTTACTTCTCTAACCATTTCACCAATCACATCTGGTAGTGTATCTCGGTTTCTTTTAAGCACTTCTCCTTGCGGAATTGTGAAGCCTTTATGAGTAACCGTTTCTGTTAAATCTCTTTTACGTTCACCCTTGTCTGAAGAATTGGAATCGCTACTTCCACTGCCATTATCTGTTGTTATGTTAGTAGCGTAGTCCTCATTTCCTAAAGCGCTTTCCGGAGTGTCCTCATACACATTCTTGTTGGTATTTGTTGCACTGGTGTGCATGTTTCCAGAGTTTTCGGTATTTTCTCCTTCATTAACCGCGCGGCTAGTTTCGTCTGAGAATGAATTGAGCAAGTCAAAATCTTTCTGCATGATTTCATACAGCTTATTATAACGCCATATTACGCGTCTTATATTACCATTAAAACGTAACAAAAACATGGTAACACTTTCGTACTCAATTTCACGCATGAGGTTGTCAGTACAAAAAAGCTTGAAAAAATCATCTTTCATTTGCTGTGAAAAGAACTGAATATTTTTGTCAATCATGCCGTTTTCGGCTGTTGCTATTCGTTCCCATACCGGTACATCATATTCCGGTTTAAAGAAAGGGTATCTTCCTTCCTCAGCGTTTTGTTTAGCAAGAGCTTCAGGGTTTTTGTCCTGTGAATAATGATAAATTATGTCACGTAATGTTGTTGTATAATATGCCATTATTCGTCACCCTCTTTCTCTTTTGTTTCTCCTGAGCCATACCCTTCTCTGCCAGAGGTATCACTAGGCTGTAATGTTCCATCCACCTTAGCGAGTGCGTTTGCGTCAAATTCCACACTTATGTTAGTTCCAAACATTCTGTTAACCTGTTCGGCTCCAATTTCTCGGCTTCTCAATGCGTTATTTCTAAATCCCATAATGTGCTCATTGTTTGCGTTGCCCTCGTCTACAGTAAGATGTTCAGCTTTGTAAACAGAAATGTTGTTATATCCTAGCAAAGAAAGATATTCTCCAAGTATCGCCATTTTTGTTTTGTCAAGTGGCTCAGTAATGATTGGTGTGCTTAAGTCTAACACTTCCGGTTTATCTGTTTCAGAAATAAACTCGTCTGAATCATCATAAAAAATATACGGTAAACCGAGTTGTGTGTTATTTATCATTTGGCGCATCGAATTCTCATTGTCCTTGTTAGTTCGAATAATTTTAGGACGCATCTGCAAGGTGATGTTTACATCTTTTGCGAGTTCAACACGTGCCAGCTTTTGCGCATAATATTCGATGATTGGTACAAATGGAGAATAAGTAGCATCATTAAACACTAAAACACTGTTATCTTCATACCTTACAGTATGATAACCATTTGCCGTATTCACATGACGGATTCTCGGAATGTTATAAATGTTAAATTTACCTGTGTTCGCGGAAGGTAGGGCAACCATGCCGATAACCGGGTTCTCGAAAAACAGACAATTTCCTTTCATAATTAACGTCTGTTCTATCACTCTTTCAGAAACGGTGTCAGGTAAATTGTTCCACTTAAAACGGCTAATCGCTAAAACGTAAAGATATCTAAGATAATTCCAGTACGTCCAATCTCGATTTACACCACTCATAATTTTCTGGTCATACCCTACACCGCACAGACCGAGTGGGTCACGGCTTATACTGCGTCTCCCCATTTTATCCCTCCTTTCTATTCATTGTTTCCATAAGTCCCCACGTTCTCATAATCGTGCCAAAATGTTACGCCGTTTAAAAACATGCTTCTTATGGTGTCTAAGTGCTCGTTTGGTATATTACCATAAATATTAACGGTATTACACCTGACATAGTTGAATCTAGGACGATTGTTTAAATACGGTATTCCGATACGGTTAGACTTATAACCATACGCATCGAAATAACTTTGTAACTTAGAACGGAATTCCGGCTTAACTGTATACGCACGAATGATAACATCCAGTGAACCGTTTACTGCCATTAATACCGCTTCACTTCCGCCCGAAGAATTACCAGCAAGTCCGATAGCGCTTTGCATCATATCAATTTTCTGCCTGTCTCTCTCAGATGATTGCTGTTCTCTAACCACACTCTGAATGGTATTCGAAATTGCATTAATAATCCCACTTGCGTCACCCTCGTTTGAAATTGCTTGACCGACACCAGTGGCTATCCCGGTTATTGCACCAATAGCAATATTAGTTCGATTCTGGCTGTGAACCAAATTGTTTGTGCTAATCGCCTGTGATTTAGATAAAATAAATTGGTTATTCTGCACAGGAAATGATGGAAAACCAGAAAAACTTGTTCCAGCGTTTAGTAAATCGCTGTTGTTAATGTTACCATCATAGTCGTTTGCCGAAGCTAATAGGGTGCCGTCTGGTATAGGACTTCCTGTAATAGAAATAGATAACGTTGCACCGTTAATTAATTCTGGTTTTAAAACTACCCTATTTCCAGATGGCATTACTATCTCAAAAAAGCTGTACGGATAACAGTATAATTTTTTCTGAGTATAGTTTGGCAACATAGATTTCCAGTTTATATCAATTACTCGTTTTCTAGGACTCGTATTTCCGAAACATCTTCCAATACGAAAACCCATTGCGCTAGAAAAAATACCCTGTTTTGGAACAAAATCTGCTGGAAAAGGAAACACAGAAATGATAGATTGCGCTACCCATGCGTAGTCAGATAAACTTGCAAAAATATCTTGCAAACTTGAAGTGTTTTCGTCCACGAAATAAATACCTGCCGCAGATGGCAACCCGTTTATTTCACAACCGGGTGCCCCTTTTATAATCACCTCGTCCTCTGTTCCACCAGAATTTACAAGGTCTGCCGTGGAAATTATCAAATATGTGTTAACCTCAGACAGCGAATCAAGTGTGTAGACGCTTTCTTGATTGATAACATAATCTCCATAATCTACAGGTTCCACAACCGTATTATAGTTATAAGCATAACCACGCGGTGCATGTTCACGCGCAATGTCGCAATCTCGTATTACTACATTATTAAAATACGTCTGCCAAGCATCTAAGTGAAAGCGTATCAAAGATGTTTTGGGATTAACATACTCAATTGCATCCACAAAGCAGTACATCCAAATTCCGTTATACTGTGTGTTTTTAAACCGCATATAGTTAGATGCAAGTAACGTTTCCGCATTGTAGTTAACCTGTAATGCTCTGTGTTCGCGTATGTATTTAAACGTAAAATTACCAGCTATCACTTTACCGTCAAAATAACTATCTCTGGCAGACTCAGACGCAAAATAAAGTTGACGATTTTCCGCTACGGGAATATACCCTAAAAGCTGGAATACATTTGATTGCATTGCTCTTGTTTCTACATCTGTCATAAATTCCATGTTCATGCACCGCCTTTATTTTCAGCCACCTGCCGCAGTAACCGCTTTCTCCCCATGAACGGAGTTATCCAAATACGGCGTAGCGTAAATAGTAAGATTTCCTTTTTCCTCGGCTCCTACGCTCAGAACTCCCTGATCATTCATACGTGTACTAGAGGACGTGTTTCCGAGAACAGACCACATAACCGCCTGAGAGGGGTTGTTGGTCCCGGTTACTGTGGCTGTGTATACAGAGCTTCCGCCCGGAGTGTAAGTATCTGCACCCGCAATCGCTACGCTGGTAACAGTCGGAAGAGCGGCAGTCGTAATCGCAACGGCATTGTGAAACGGAGAGAGGAAGTAAGTCTGCCATACGTGCAACCAATAATTCCAAGACAATTTTTCACGGTCATAAAAATCATTTGCTTCGAACAGGTTGTCGTAGATGTTTAAGAATTCCTCGTCCGCAATGACAGCTATGATTTCGGGATGATTCGGAATCTCCGGAATCAGAGTAATTCTGCCAAGGAATCGAGCCTCGTCCATATGGAACGCATAAGCAAGAGCCTGTACGCTGGTAACTGCATCGGCCTTCGGAGTAATAAAAAGACGCTGATCTTCCAGAGACGTTGTATTCATAACCCCTGCCGCGTTCATAGAACGAGTAGGAAAACGTAAGGTATTGGATGCAATTCTAAGAGCGGTAAGAAAACTTTTTGCTGTTGTTTCGTCCGTTGGCTCGTCGGCGTGAACCAATTTAAACTTTCCGCTGTCTATATAATCCACAAACAGCGCAAGTGTGTATGCAAATTCGGCAACATCATTACTGGTGTACATTCCGTTTATTACACGGTCAACCAAAGATGCAACGCCTTCTTCGGAGTAAAACGCTGCCTGTAAATCGCGTCTCCAAATAGTCTGTTTAAAATAGTCCTCACGATTACGGTTGTGGTATGCTACTTTAAGGTCAGGTTTTTCTGTTTTCAGCATCGCCCACGGGTCAGTATCCTCACCATATGCGTGCGCTGTTGCGATATCTACCCAGATATCCTCAATCGTATATCCGTACGGAATCATACCACGCTTCGCAAAACCGAATGGATTTGTAAAATACATTTTGTTCACTTTAGTGAAGGAAACCTTATTCACCAAAAAGTCAAAGAACCGGTTCATAACAGGTTCATAGTTCATAAGCGTACCGCCGAACTCGCGAATATTAGTACTAACTGGGTCAGGTAAAAGCCCCTCATATTCTGTACCGTCAAGACTTGCTCTAAAATCTGCTAACAGTGTCTTAACATTTGTTACTGCATTTTTTACTGCCATTTCTTAACCCTCCTTTACAGGTTTAAATAGTCCTCGATTTTAATTTTCGGGACTTCTTTCTTTTCTTCATTCTGCACAATATCTGCAATGACTTCTTCCTCAGCAACACTGGGTTTTGTAAAATCATTGATGTACTGTGCACGGATTCTGTCGCGGTCACGTTCCACTTCACTGTAATACGCCGCCGCTTCATTAATTGCCGAACCGATAAAAGTTTCGTCATAGACTTCGCCTTCTTCCAGTTCTGTACCAGCTATCCGTCTTAACATCCTCAAAAGCTTCTCATTCATGCGTCTTTCTCCTTCCCTTATTTCGTCAATCCCACATTTAAAGAAATAGGAGCGTCTAAAAATCGAAATGCGGGATTGCAAGCCGGTATGGGACTGCCAGCGTATTACCGCTTTCCCTCAGCAGTCTACCAAAATTTAAACACTCCTACTCAATATAATTGTATCATAAGTACGACAATATGTCAAGCATTTCTTTTTTGATATCCACATTTTCAAACCACGCTTTTCCGGCATTATAATAACGCTTGAATGACATAGCTGTCTCTGAAAGCTGGGACAGTAAATAGGTATCCTCAAAATGGGAGTTCGCATCAAACGCAAATTTAAATTTGAACTTTTCATTTGCTTTGCTGGAAAAATAAAGACAGTCTTTGTTTATCCATACCCCTATGTTCTCTGCGGTTCCTAAAACCCCGTCATTTATGGTTATTGTGCAGTAGTAATATTTATCTTTTGTTTCAAGTTTGCGAACAAATGAATAGGTATCCAGCATGTATTTGTTTGACGATGCAAATTGCACGTAATTTGATTCACTAAAAGCGCGGTTAAAACCGCTAGAAAGCAATGCTTCTTTTGCGGCCTGATTCTCTGTTACCTCTAACACCCAACCGTCGCCACGCAAAAATTTTGTGTCTGGTTCCAATCGCTTTTGAATTCCAAAGGCTTTATAATATGGGTTCAAAATAGAGACGTTATTTCCACATAAAATATTACGTACATATCTGGTTTGTTTTCCGAACCCTCTGGCAATGGAGTTTTGAATACTAATAAACTTAGAGATTTCATTATCACAATAGTGTTCTGTTTCCGATTGGAATTCGTCCATAAACCTGTTTTCTACTTCAATAAACCGTGAGGAAACTTTCTTAATTGTGTCCGCATTGTTAAGGTATGTTGCGAAACCGCATTCAACGTCGTTTAGATACAAAACTTTATACGCACCCCTCATTTCAGACTTTGCGTGCATTTCGAAATCAGAAGGGTAAAGCTGAGAAATATCACTGAAAAAAGAATTTTCACAATCCGACAATTCGTAGTTGTATCTATATTGTAGCATAAATTTACGCTTATTATCGTTCAAAAAATCTTCAAATATTGTTCGCTTTGCTGAGAATGTTTTTCCCGCTGTACGATTTCCTGTAACAATAAATATTTCTGGAGTTTTTCCGTTCAGGTCTTTTTTACTCAGCAACCTTGATATATCATAGTACTTACCCATGTTATCCTCCTTATAATAAAGAAGGGATGCTTTCGCACCCCTCCTAATTGTAGATATATAAAAATGTGTTGTTAGATTGCCTTAAGCTGTAAAAATTCTCTGTCTGATTTCGAGGTTCCTGATGCAATCTGTACCCTGATAGGATGTTCTGCACTCGGTTCCCCAAAAATATCGACAAGATTCTGAACACAATCGTTTACCGTAGGGGACATTGTTGTGTACATTTCTCCTTCTGCCGTAAACAGTACGGTGCATACTCCCAATTCCGGTTCCTTTGTGTTCTTCCTTTCTGTCTCGTACTGTACGATATCAGTTACGGAAAACTCATCGCCCACAAAGTCTTGCATCTGTTTACCGTTTACAGTACGCGCATTGTAAAGCATCATTTTGTCGGTAGTGGTGCTAATTAAATCTCTCATTTTCTTTTCTCTCCTTATTTGTCATATTCATTAACATGGTTTAATAGTCTGCCAACTATTCCGCTTCTTCTGCTACAGCAACATCATCGGCCACTACAAAAGAATTCTTAATAAAATCTTCTTCCGTCATAGCCCTTGTTTCTTCTACAGTTGCCGTTCCAAGACAGATAAGTTTTCCCTCATGTTCAGGCCATTTTGCTGTTGCTTCTTTGAGGATTTTCTTTGTATCCCCAAGCTTCTTCCCTGTGATTTTTTCCGGAAGGGTTACAACCTGTCCGCTCTGCGTATCAAAATACGCGATAGTTGCTTCGGTAATTTTGAATGTTCTGGTGATATGACCTCTCATAATCTCACCTCTCCTTTCATGTGCCTATTGTTTCGTTTTGGTCTATTAACTTGTTACAATTAATTATACCATGGTTTATTGCATTTTGTCAAGCACTTTACCAAAAGATTTCGGCGGTTTGTACGCTTTTTGCTTGTAAAGGGTAAAATCTGCATCCACCAAAAGTATCCCTCCCTTTACTTGCTTTTGTTTTAATTGACTATTTAACGTCAATCCATAATCAAAACATGAGATAGGTCTTGTGGCAAGCAAATACTGTTTGGTGCGGTCTTGCATCCCGGCACATTTAATTTCCCAATGCGCTGTTACTTTTTTATGGTTTTCTTTACGGATAAATTCACAATAGGTTTTTTGACGAATGAACTTTGCACGGCTCCATTCCGATTCCAATTTCCAGCATAATAATTTTGAGGAATGTTCAACAATTTTGTTTGGCTCACATTTAAACATGTGTAAGCTATCTGTATCTGCGTAGATAAATTTATCGTAGTTTGCCTGTGCATGCGTGATGGTAAAATATCTTGCATAAGATGTAACAAAACTGCCTTGAGCAATGGAAAGCGTTTTCTTGTTGTGCTCTTCATGCAAAATAAACCGGAGCAATCCATCATCGTCCAAATATGGCTCTTGATAACTACTATCGTCATTGGTTGCGAGCTTTCCGTAACAATTGTTCAAAAACAACTTTGCTTCTTCTCGTGCACCGCCTTCGGAATTCATTTTTATAGTCATATACTTGTCTATATATTCGTCAAACAATCCAGCAATCGCATTAAAATAACATCCGCTTAAAATCTCAATTTCGTGTATATCATAATGTTCTAAAAACAGCTTATAATCCAAACTTGTTAACGTAAATTCTGCGTATGCTAATTGCAGTATGCCATCTGCGTCGTAATAATACGCATATTTTTTACCGCCAAATTGTACGTCGGAAGAGGTTAACCATTCCGTGGATTTATACATAAGACTATCTTTAATCTGCATCGTGGGCAAATGATTAGGCTTTATGGTAAATCTCGCTTTCAGTCTAACAAAAAATACTCTGTTTTCTTGCAAGGCTTCTTCGGGAATTTTATTGCCTGTCCAAAATGTAGGCTTACCGACTGGATAAATGTTTCCACTTTTGGAATGCATAACAGATGGATAAAGACTGTTCACATCATACGTCATACCATCTGTGTCTATCCACTTATTCATATATTTCGGATTGCAATAACACCAACCTCCACGATACGAGCGACGTATATATGAGTCTGCATTAGGATACTTGTAAGAGTTTTCGTCAAGCGCAATTGCTTTAAGGTCTGGATACATCGCATTCCATTGCTCTTTATCAAAACACTTTTTATATTCTGCTATACAATTGCTACCAATAGTTAGCCGCGTGTTACCAGAATCTAACATAAATTCTAGGGCTTCTTTAAGCACCAAAACATCGTTAATTATGTACTGCATTTCTTCAGGTTTTATTAAACCGCCAGCATGACGTTCCCCTTTATATTCCATTTCAAGTTTACGATGTTTCGTGTTAAAAGCTTTTCCCATTCGTGCTAAAGTCATTGGCATGAGTTTTGCACTATCTCGTATTTCTATTAAGGTTCGTCCTGTACAGACTGTAATAGAATACCATCGATTCTGGCCTGAAATAATTGCATCGAATTCGCCCTTATAAAGCTTTTCGTAGGGTTTCTCACGATGATGGAATTTATAACAATTTTCCATTAGCGTGTTCAACAAAAAGTTACCATCAAATTTTACGTTATGAAAATAGGCAATCACTTTTTCCTCACAAAGATTATGGAAGAACTTAATGAAATCATGAATATTATTGTACACTGTAACAAAGTCTGAATACAGTTCTGCAATAGCCGCACTCCATACTTCCGTACTCGTTTGTCGTTTTGTATCATCGTCTACAGTTGTCTCAAAGTCGCACGAAAATATTCGCATGTTATTAACCCGTCCTATTCCTCGTCATAAAACTCGTTTTCCATGAATGACCTTTTTTCGTTTTCTGGTACTTTCAAATATGTTAACATTTCATTGAGTGATGATTGCAAACGAATAGCGTCGTATGCTTCTTTTGCAGAAAGCCAATTGCCTTTTCGTTTGCCCTCTTCTAACATTTGTGCCGCCGCATCTGCGCCGTATGTTGTCACAATCCTGTCTATCCAACTTTTAGCCATATCACGTCTGTCTGTAATTCGTCTATCCCAGCGACCAAAAACATAGGACGAAATTAGGTCATAAAAATTTTCTAGGATTATGTTTGATATGTCTGGGGCTGTCGCGAACACATCCATATTGCCAGTTTGTCTGTAAAGCTCACGGTCTTTACGATAACGTTTACGACCTTCTTTGGGAGTAAATATTTCTCCTGTGTTAAAATCTACGTATGCTGTTGCATAAGAGCGACGCTTTTCAGGAGTGAGTTTTTTCAGCCGGTTTACTGAACCGCGAGTAATTTTCTTCGGAATTTTAGGAATGAGCTTTTCCGTATTGTAGATAAAACCTCTGCGGTTTTCTGCACGTACCCAAGATTGCAGATTTTTACGGATTCTACGGTATTCTTTTTCTACTGCTGTTAATCGCTTTCTTCTTTTTGGCATGGCTTACTCTCCTTATAAAATTCTTCTGCATCTACAAAACAATCAATTTTAGAGTACATCCGGTCTATTAAAGATAGTGCTACGTCTTGCTGGTCACTGTTTACACGTGTTAACACATTTCTCAATGCCAACATAATTATTGCGTACTCCTGACGCGTAAAACCTAGTATCACAATCTTCTTTTTCATTTGTTCACCTCCTTTGTCGTTATACTCTATTATATCACATTTCAGGACGTCTGTAAATAAAATACACCTGTTCTATAATGTGTAGAACAGTTGTAACAGTTGATTTAAAAATTGTCTTTTATGTGTTTGATAACTTGCGCGGTTATGGAACAACCTATTATGTATATCGTGAGAGATATTATTCCGGTTAGAGCAATTATTAAGATTTCTATCATCTTGTTTTCCTCCATTTAGCATTAGCCATTCTTAATAAAGTTTCGTATGCGTATTGCAGATGCTTTACATCTATAGTGCCATCAGGTTTCGTTATTCTTTCTAATGTAAAATCATCAATCGCAAATGAATATCGTTCTTCTTGTAATAATAGCCCTCCTTCAAATGTTAAATATATAAATCTAGTCATTGTCTCAGGGGAATAAAATACAGAAACTTCATAATGTCTAGCAGGTACAATCTCGAGAAATTTGTAGATATTTCGTTCAAAAAATTCTTGAATCTGAAAATTTATATTTGTCATATTTAATCCTCCCAAAACGCTGCGTTTTTAAGTCGCTCCAAATAATCCGGAAAATAATGCATCATATTGTATTCTAAAGCTGTTTCAAAGGTGTTCAAGGAAATGCATAACTCTGACTTGCTAGACACTTCATTAACCACTCTCGAACCTGTAAAATTCGAATTAAGAGTTATACATCCGAACTCGTTTATATAAGCTGAAAATGATTCTCCCTCAGATGTCTCTATACAGCAGACTTTATCATTACGATAGAGTCTGAGATTATCTGAGCAAGTTTGCTCTATTAACTGTTCCATAAAAGATTGAATTGTATCTAAGTTCATTGTGTTTCCTCCTTTACATGTTCCAAAGATAGTCGTTATAGTATTCGTACTCATAATAAGCTGGTTCAGGTTCATATTCGTCTGCTGGTTCGTCTGGAATGAATTCAGGCTCTTCTGTGTGAATTAGAATCTCTTCTTCCATACAGGCTTTAAGAAGAGAATCGGGAACCTTAGAATACGTTTTGATTAAAGCTTCTTTGTTAAGTTGTTTGTTGTATCGTCTTGATACGAGAACCGCTTTTAATACCAGTTGTTCGTGATTCATTTTGCAACACCTCCTTTCAATTTTAATGTTATTTCATTATCGCAGAAATAAAAAACTTCATATGAACCATATCTTATTATAGAATCCTGTGCTTCTCCATTGAATAACATATTTCCTAAAATATCGTTAACTAAAATCCATGAATCTGCATTCCACTTCATGTTGGTTGTGAATAACTCTTTTAATGTCATTTCTGATTCCTCCATATTCTATATTCTCTGTGCTCCATAGGTACATAACCGCCTTCTACTTTTACTATCACGCAATCAGGATTGTAAAGCTTTGCGTAATAGCGTGATAACCAACAACATGTTTCCCAATTAAAACCTTTGAATTCGTCTTTCTTACTCATATCATTTCCCTCTCTTTCTGATTCGCTATATCTTTGTTACTATAGTAATTATATCATAG